TAGTCTCCCAACGTCCCGCTGCTTTACTGTCCGCGGATATTGCAACTTTGTCAAAAACTTGTTTGTAAAGATCACTGTCAATGAGGTTCTTCATCTTACGACCGAACCTTACAGCTAATTCTGTATTGTGTGTTGTTTGTATAATCTTGAGTTTTGGATTATTGCCCACGAGCCACGAAGGAAACAAGAAAGAAGCAAACTCTGACTTCGTGTGTCTTGGTGGCATGTTTACAATTAATCGCTTAATCTTTCCACGTGAAATGTCCTCAAATTTTTTTGCAATTTTTCTGTGGTGATATCCTGATATGAACTCGGGCCATACATGACGGACAAAGGGTAGAAAGTTTTTTTCTGCTGCTTCTAGTTTTTTGAGGTGTTCTAATATTAGTTGCTCTTGCAACGCGACCTTCGTTTGATCAATCATATGTATTTTTTTATATACTATTTTTATGGGACTCCAAATATATTATTTAGGGGTGGGTACAGTTTAGGGGGTGGGTGTGCCTATCAAACAGGGGGGACTGTAAAATATTGTGACTCCTATCTTGGTATTTAGGGGGGCGGGGGTGAGCTGCGGTCGCATTTGTCCGCGTGTCGCGGTTTGTGGTTTTTGCTATGCCTGGCATCGTCCAGGCTGCAGCTGCAAAGGTGCCTGGCGCATAAAAACTGCACATTGCGACAGTTTCCAGGAAACACGTTTTTTTATCTTTTTTTTGGGGGGGTGCCAGCAGCTGCGATGGTGTTCGCTGCTGGCTTTTTTGTTAAGCGGCTGCTAATTCTAAAGCAGTGTTCATTGCCTTAGTCTTAACATTACCAAGACCATTAGATGTAAAAGTATTTTTTAACCTAGAGCTAGAGTTATCAATACCACCTCTTAAATGATCTTCATTATAAGTCACACAATTAAAAGCTTTCCATAAAGTATCTTTACGAACCGCATTACCTGTGTTTTGTAATTTGAAAGTTTTACCATTACTTTCAATAGTGTCATGCCAAATGCCATAACATCTCTTTACTTGTTGATGACCTGATAAACCATTAAAAAAAGAATAATCTTTTTTTCCATGTTTATCGAACTCTGAAAAAAGTTCCTTATCACCATAAACCAAAATAAAATACTTTAACAAATCTTGCTCTTTAAGCTTTACTGCGTCAAGAGCTAGAGCCTGTTCTTTGTATTGTTCATTTGATTTTAATGCTAGATCAATTTTATTTTTAACTAAATTCTCAAGACTAGAATTAAATTCTATTCTATGAGTAATCGCTAACATAAATTGATCATTATCTTTTAATGCTTCCATATAAGTATTGGAACACCAAATAGAGATATTAGTAGTATTAATTTTTGTTTTATCTCTACCAGTATGAAAGTTATTAAACATTAAATAATTTTTAACAACATCATCACCAATATTAAATGAACCATTAGTATTAGCTAAGAAAGTAATTGATTTGTCATTGTCATAACTGAAACAATGTTCAAAATTAATTTTAACTTTTTTAGCAAAGTAATCACCCAATTCAGCAAGCTTTTCATTTTGCATTGGGTGATATTGATTGGTTAAACCACCGACTAAAATTTCTTTATTATCTTTTACAAGATTAAAGAATTTATCAGAAGTAATGGTTTTACCATCATTGGTAGATTGGGCGGGAGTCATTTGAACAGACCAGTCAAGACCAGCATTTCTCATTATTTGAGAACAGTTCATTTTTTCACCGACCGCGTTGAATTGGGATAAGCCTTTATTGGTTAAATCAATAAGACTAGTCCATTTGTAGTTTTCGATTTTAGACATATTTTTTCTACTTTCTACCATCGCAGTATTATTTATATATTAATGGGATAAATTAGCAAGTATTATTTAACGGTGATATAATATTTTTTTGGGATATTTGGTTGAAAAAATCTTAAATATACACATAAATATATTATAGAAGAAAATTTATTTTTCTTGTTGAATTTTTAAAAGTAGGCAGGATATATATTTTAAGAAAGGAAAAAAATTAAAAAAAAATTTGAATTTTTTCAAGTTTTGTCGATATTATAAATAAGAAATAAAGAAAGACCTAACACTAAATAGTTTGCAAGCTGTTTAGCGGCATTCTGACTGAACAATGTCTTTAAGTCAGAGGCATAAGGTGTAAGGCCCAAGGAGTATGGACAAATGTCTGAGGACTTGGGAGATAGGCATGAGTAGGATGAGAAACAGTTCATCTGACCTACCGAAAGTTGTGGGTGAAAAAACTAGCCCCACGAATGCCTTTAGGTCTTTCTTAGTTTCAATAAAGGAGGGCAAGTTATGATAATAATTGTTCTTGATCCATGGTAGCCCGAAAGGGCTACCATTTTTTTTAGAAAGTAGATTTATTTTTTGTCGTCGTCAGATTTTTGCTCATACATTGCTACTTTAATATGCATCAATGTAGAAGAAGAACTTGACCATTCCCAAGCGGTGGGGCATTGATCTAACCACGCTAGGATTTTCTTAAAAAGTTTTGTTTGTTCTTTATCCATTTTAAACATCACTTTAGTTTCCATGATCCTGTATCAAATCTAGCGCCAAACAAACTATCGTTGTCAGAAAGTTTATTTAACAGCGGTGAGATAATATCCTTATGACCTAGATCAATCAACGCGGTTTGTACCGCGTCGAAAGAATAAAGCAGATCAGTAGTCAAAGATAAATGCCCTCGTGATTCTAATTCTTTTACCACGTCGGCAGGAATAACCTTTAATAGAATAGATTCATCCATTATTTACCACCGTCGTCAAAGATACTTGGCTTACCAAACTTTTCTTTATAAGATTTATTAAATTGTTTTATGACGTCCGTATTCTTAATTGCGTCAATCAATTTAATGGCGGTGAAATTATCTCGAGGCTTTTTGTCTGATAACTTTTCGATCTTCTCAAGAAAAATTTCTTCTTCTCTTTCTTTCTCGGCTCTTGCCCATTCACTTGTTTTACTCATAATTAATTTTCCTTTCTATTTAATTATTCTTTGATCCTAAACTAATGGGATAATAAGTCAATAAAAAAAGGGCAAGGAACAAAAATAAAAAAACCTTGCCCTTTTTCCGCGGTCGTGATTTGCAGAGATAATAGAAAGGCGACCGCGAAACTTTTAATTATTTGTCCGTGAAAATAACATCAAATCCCCAATGAGTTTCCAAGTACCAATCTTGAGGATTATTCCACATATCATAAGATTTGGGGTGTGAACTTAACGAATATCCTACTCCCCAATCGTATGGTCCTGCCTCATATAAAACATGAATTGCCTTCTTGTTCTCCTCATAAGGTTGCTTGGAAACTTCCCACTTAGGATCATGACCGTCAGACTCTGCTTGTTTGCATAGCGCCTGATAAAGCATCTCTGAGGCTTTTTCCTTTGTTATTTTCTCTTTTGTAAAGTCGGGTAGATGTTTATTTAATAAAGTATCATTCATAATCTTTCTTCCTTTCTGTCCTAAGATTATAGGAACTCGGATCAAGTGTCAAATAAAAAATCTTCAAACTCCTTCCAATTATATGGCGGTCGCATTTCGTGATGATTTGGCTCGGCTTTAAATCCTTTTTCATTTATCCACGCGCCTTGATCACCGCCGTACAATTTAATGACCTTGCTTCTCGTGTCCTTGACCATATAATAATTTTTCCCACCATGGCGAAAGTTGTTGTAATTCCATGAGATTTGTAGCGGTGAGAGTTTTATTGAATTTTGTTTAATACATTTTAATTCAAGCCAAACTGCTATTTTATTCTTAATTCCGTATAAATCTGGTATCCCTGCGGTCGCAAAAGTTTCAATTCTAGTCCAATGGGCGCAAGTATTTTTGATAATATCGCGCCCAAATAAAGTTTCAGTTTTTGCCACTACTCAGAATCTTCCTCCTCATCATCTTTTAGAAACATATAAGAAGCCCCCTCATAGTATGATTTATCTGCATTGTAATGTTTTCCATTTTGTATTCTAAACCATTGTACAGGACATTGATCTAGCCAATCATGAAACTCATCACTCATTACACTTACTTCACTACTCATAATCTTCCATAGGTCTTTTTGTTATTTCCATTGTAGCGGTATCAGTATGAATAACATAATGACCGTTATCGCTATTATCACCGTCATTTTTATCCTTTCCAAAATAGTAAGATGAAGATAATAAATTTTCATCTGTTTCCATTTTACCTATTTCGCCACCGTGCTTAAACTGACGATCAATTTTATTTCTTCCAATGAAGTCTAAAAATTGTGTCATCATAACTCTAGCTTCGTGTCGTGTAATTGGGGTACTAAAATTACTTTCTGCTTTATTTCGATCTTTAAAATCTTTAAACCAATTTAAAGCAAAGTTTGGAAATTCAGTACCGCCCCAATGATTAAATAAAGCAATACTTTCGTCGCCATTGTCGTCTTTAAATGATATACTAACTCTGTCGCCCATTTTTTAGTCCTTTCTTTTGGTTAATATTAATATAATCATTTCCCATAAAATTGCAAGTAGTTATTATGCACCTTTCCAAGGATTTTTAAAAGTGTTAGATTTCATTAAACTTTCCAAAATATTTCTATTTTGCATTTGCCAATCATCTGAACAATTACGACTACAAAATAATCCGTCTTTTGGCTCTTGTGGAGTATGATAATTTAATCTAAATGTATTATCCCAAGAACTTGGATCAGTTCTGTTTATATCATAAGCATTTGAAGGAATTTCATGGCGGTCGCGTTCTTCCGCAGTCTTAAACCTAAGATAATGGTACTGATTATCAAAAATTGGAAGGTGTCCTCTACAACCATACCTCTTATATATTTTTTTCCCACATTGCTGACATCTAGGAATTTGTGTCATTTGCTACTCCTGTTGATACGACCGCCAAGATTTCTCTATTGGCTTGTCTAATCTTAGAAAAGTTAGAAAGTCTTTCCTTTGTTTCATTTGATACAATAGAGAGTTCTTGTCCTATTTCTTGATTATGTAGATCAACACAATCTCGAAGATCAGTCCAATACTTCTCTACTTCACTAACAAACTTGGCACTATCTATTAACGCGTTCATATCGTTAATGATAGAAAGTTTTTCCAAGAAAGCCTCGCGCTGACAATTATGCATAAAAGTTCTTGATTTCTCAAACTCAAGTAATTGTTGCCAATCACTCTCACTTGACATCATCATCACTCTCGAATGACAACTGCCTGTATTAGGAACAAGCAAAACATGACCGCCAAGATTTGAAACATCACTATCGTTTATATCATATTCACTTTTATATTTAGCGACATTTAATCCTTTAATGGCTTTATCGAGATCGTTATTTTCTTGATAAAACTTTGGGTTAGTATCCCTGTTTTCGAACTCGTAGTGTAAACTAGGATTAACATTTAAATTCATCAAATCATCATGATAGATCGCGGTCATATCATTTTTTGAATATAAATATTTAAATTGTTTTTCTATCTCGTCATTGAAAGTAGGTTTGAAAGTAAAACAAGTATCCCATGTTGCAAACTGTCCACCATAACCACTACGAGAATATTTTTTTAAAATTCTCATTTCATCTTGAGGGTAGTTTTGACATACAGTTGGCTCAATAATATTCTTCCAAGTATGATCTAGTCTTTGCTTAAAGTCCTTAACTGCTACTTTTAAATCTTCATCTGCTTTAGTAGGAGTTTGCTTTAAAATAATGTTGCGGTGAGATTCTTTTAATCTCTTTCTTTTGTCCGCATTTAGTCTAATGTCGTTGGTATTCATAATATATCCTTTCTTATAATATATTTTTAACTTATCCTAAACTAATGGGATAAGATGTCAAGTAAAAAATAATTTGACTTTAATAATTAATCCTATAAATTTGAGATACTAATATAAAGGAGAAAGAAGATGAATGATTTAGTTAAAGAATGGAACAAAAGGGCTTCCGTATTAAACAATAGGCAAATTAAAGAAGTATATTATGAGAAAGATGAATATACAGATAGATATGGTGTAGTTATAGAATTACAAGGTGGTTTTAAACTATGGGTAATGTCAGATGATGAGGGTAATGACGTAGGCGCTATACATACTAATATAGAACAATTACCTTCTTTACCTAGAATATAAAGGAGTTGAACAATGAGTGAGTTTAAAGATTGGGTAATGGACGAAGAAGAAAGAGATCAAGAGATAGAAACCAAAGAAGAATTTATAAGAGAAGTTAGAGCAATATTAAATGCCAATGAAAAAATTTATGATGTTGGTTTGGCTCAAATTGTTGATATGGTGCATGAATTAGCGGAATCATATAGATATTAATAGGAAAGGAAAATGAAAGTGAACAGTAGGATAGAGGATATCATACAGGACATACGAGATTTAAGAGATGATAAATCTCATGTATGCCCTAATGATAAAGACGATCAATTAGAATGTACTTGTGTTAAGTATGATCGTGTCATTGATAAGTTAGAGGATTTGTATAGAATGATGATAGCCCAAGGTTTTATAAATTAATGGAAAATTTGTTAGATAAGATAAATCCAAAATCACAAAAAGAAGCTGATTTAATATATGAAGAATTAAGTTATAGAATGTGTGATGAGGTAATATATCAAGACGGCGAGGCTTCTTACGACGAAGCAAGAGATACTTTTCTTTATTTTTTAGAAAAAGCAAAACAAGTAGAGGCTTGTGGTTTTAAACCAACAATAGAGAGTGATGTCTTTTATCCAAAGGGGCATGTTCCTGACGGTTGGGGAGAGTAAATGAAAAGCAAATACTCTTATGATAATGTTTTACCCGATTACATAATTAACAATCACGACGGGGAGAAACGAACAAAGCGCAAATGTTTTCATTGTGGTAAAGAAACACTAATGACTAAATTCCAACGGTGGTGTTCTTCCCATTGTAAATTCATGGCAACGCAGGATTGCGACGGTCATGCTCAAGAAGATTTTAAGGTTAGTAAATAGAAAGGAAAAATTTTATGATAGAATGGATTATGAATTTATTAAAAAAATTAATGGAAGATGAAGATTAATCTTCAATGTGATCAATAGTTTTTACTTCCATACCAATAGACTCGCCATTAACAACATTATGATCTCTAATCTCTTTTAGTTTGGCTTCTAACTCTGGTCTGGACATATTATCAAGTGAGGCAGTCACCACTTCCTTACGATCTACATAAAAACCTGCTAACTGACCGCGACGAAACTCAGCTTGAACAGCAGGGCCCAACTGACCATTAGCAATCGCTTGTTCTCTTAATCTTGATAGTTCTCGTTGATGACTAACAAAAGTAATTTTACTTGCTTCTGCATATTCTCTTTGTAGGTCCTCAATAGCTTTTACCACGTTAGGAAAGTATTTAGGATTTCTTAAGTTGCAGGCTTGTGATACTGCTGATCGTTCAGAATATCCTGCCTGTCTTGCACATTCCGTCGCCGTGAGGCGACCATTTTCTTTTACAAAGATTTCAACGAATCTTTTCTGTTTAGGCGATAGATCGCCATTTTTAATCTTAGGCATTTTTTTACTTTAATACACTTTTTCAATTCTGTATAGATTATTTTAATTCAATATTATAATTAATAATACTACTTTCAGTTCAAAAAAGACATATAGAGTGAGTTACTTATGGTTACCTGTGGTTACGTCATCAAAGTAACCGTATTATTATTGATTTACAATGGTTTTTGACTAAAGTTACGTGGTTACGTCTATTTTGTTGAATTTGAAAAACTACAAATCACTTTCAGTTTAAAATATCTATAGGAAACTAAATATTGACAAAATAATCCTATAAAGTTATATTTAAATAGGGCTAATGAACTATTCCTCCTTTATAACTATAGGACCCTTTCTTCGAGGTCATTTTTTCATTGAGCATTAGCCCTAAAAAATGTTGCAATGATAATTGTGAAAAAAACGCAGTCGTAATAATCAGAGATATTTTGTTTTATTGTGCAGAATGCTACATCATGATAAAAAAATTAAATGAAAAAAAACCCTCAAATTGAAGAAATCAGTCCCATGGTCCTTGTTTCGTGGTACGACGCCAAAGACGGAGAGACAGGTTGGCATAGCTTAGAGGACATAAAAAAAGAAAGACTAGCACTATGTCATTCAATGGGGTGGATGATATACAAAGACAAGGAAAAAACAATCATTATGGCAGATTACTCAGAATTT